CTCGAAAGGAACATGATCCGGATGGATGCGGATGCGTTCCGTCTCAAAGAGGGAGAGCCGGGCAGCGAAGCAAGGCGGGAAGCCATCGGGAAAGAGCTCGAGAGAATTGAGAAGGAACACAGGAATATCGAGCGGATGCTGGAAAAGATCGAAGCGGCAGAGGCCGTACAGACCGCAACGGATGAAACGGAGGAGAAGAAATGAGAACGAACCTTGCAGAACGGCTCGGGTATGAGCCGGAGGAAGAGACCAGGGAGCGGCAGGAGCGGCTGCTGGAGGAGCTGCGGTACCGGGAGGCCATGCGGCGGGTGGCGAAGACCTGCTGCGTGTGGCTGGGCGGCGCGGCCTTTGTGCTGGCGGTGATCGCCGGGTACGCAGAGATGACCGACGCATGCGTCGCGACCGGCGCGATCGCGCTGGGCCTGACCACCTACGGGATCCTGTGATGGACGAACAGAAGATCCCGGTCGAGCTCCGGCCGGATCAGCTGGCCGACATCATCGACGCCGTCCTGGCCTTTGCCGATGACTGCGCCAATGACCGGGAGATCCTGCAGAGCATGCCGCGCGTCGACCGGGATACGGTCGAAGACCTTCTACGGCGCGAGTCGGCGCTGCAAACGCTCGCGGCCTGGCTGCAGCACGTACAGGAGGAAGCGGAGTGAATTATTTTGCGCCGCGCATGCGGCCCATCCCGCCGCCCTGCGGCCGGAACTGCCCGGACAGAAGCGGCACATGCCGCGCCAGGTGCTGCACCTGGACGCTCTACGAGAGCATCCGGAACCACATCTACGATGTCAACCACCGCGACAGGGACAGCCTGCAGCCCGATCTTGCAGCGGGAAAGCAGATAGTCCATGCCGACAACCAGATAAGGAGGCGCAAACACATTGCGAAATAGCATCGATTACCCCGGCGAGCGGGCGCCGCGGCGCCCCGCCGTGATCGCACAGGCCGGATACACCGGGCAGAACCACTTTTCCGTTACATATGGCGATCAGAAAGTGATCGTCCGCGCCGAGGACGGCTATGCGGCCCTTTTTACCGCCGCCAAGCACTGGGGCTATAAATTCACACGCCCGGAGTACCATCAGAACGCCCGCGCGACCAAGCTCCACTACACGCCGGACACCCGGCCGGGGGCGTTGATATGAGGTTTGTGTGTGACGCCTGCCAGGATATCACGAACATCGAGGCCGACCGGATGGAGATCCAGGGCGACAAGCTGATGGTGTATAGCCGTGGGCGGCTGGTCTACGTTGCGGATCTGGGGCAGATCATGCTGGCGAAGCTTACGCCGGGGAGGGAGGACGGCAATGGACTTAGAACAAACCGCGATTGAGCGGCTGCGGATGGCCTCGGATATGAGCCTGCGCCTGTACAAGCAGCCGCTGGTGATCACATACTCCGGCGGTAAGGACTCGGACGTGCTGCTGCATCTGGCGGAGGCAAGCGGGATCCCGTTTGAGGTCCTACATAGTCTCACAACGGCGGACGTGCCGGAGACCGTCTGGCACGTGCGGGATACCTTCCGGCGGTTGGAACTGACCGGCGTAAAATGCGACATCGATACGCACCGGACGCCGGACGGCGGGAACGTGACGATGTGGAACCTGATCCCGCGTAAGCTCATTCCGCCGACACGCCTGAAGCGCTACTGCTGCGCGGCGCTCAAAGAGACCAGCGGGCGTGGGCGGTGGATCGCGACCGGCGTTCGCTGGGCCGAGTCGCAAAAGCGAAAATCCCGCGGCGTTATGGAAGCGCTTCATAAGAATAAGGAAAAGCGGCTGACGCTGATGAATGACAACGACGAAAGCCGCATGCTGATGGAAAACTGCCAGCTAAAGGGGACCCGGACAGTCAACCCGATCATTGACTGGCAGGATGCTGACATCTGGGATTACTGCACGGCAGAAAAGATCTCGATGAATCCGCTTTACGCCTGCGGTTTTGAACGCGTGGGTTGTATCGGCTGCCCGATGGCAGGCAAGCACCGGAAGGTGCAGTTCGCGCGTTACCCAAAGATCAAAGCGGCGTATGTCCGGGCGTTTGACAGGATGCTTGCAGAACGGCAGACGCGGGGGCTGCCCTGCGACTGGCAGACGGGCGAAGACGTCCTGCATTGGAGCCTGGAGGACGGCGTTCTGCCGGGGCAAATGGTTCTTGAAGGAATGGAGGATGAAACATGACACCTGCTGAGATCGTGAAGTCGCTGCGGTGCTGCGCAGAAATCGGAGAATGCGAAAAGTGCCCGATCGACGCGGAGGCCACCTGGGATGATTGCCGCAAAAGAGACGTCGAAGCCGCCGACATGATCGAGCGCATGACCGCCGAGAACGCGGCGCTGAAAAAGGAGATTCGGAAAGCTGGCTGCATGTTTTGTGCGAGGTTTGAGGATTGCCCGGAAGGGTTTAAGCCGACCGGCCAAGAAGACTGCGATAATTGCGCAAAGAAACCGGATTGCGCGTGCATGGAATGCTCCGGAATCGGGAGCAGCTCAGACAACTGGGAATGGCGCGGCGCACCGGAGGAAGGAGACAAGGCAGATGCTTGATATTTGCCCGGTATCGCTGGCAGAGGCAAACGCCTTTGTCGCGGAGCACCACCGGCACCACAAGCCGGTGGTGGGGCATAAATTTTCCATTGGCTGCACAGACGGAGAGCAAATCGTAGGCGTGGCGATCATCGGGAGACCCGTTGCACGGTATCTGGATGATGGATGGACGCTTGAGGTAAACCGCTGCTGCACGGACGGCACGCGGAATGCGTGCAGCATGCTATATGCAGCTGCGTGGAGAGCCGCCCGTGCGATGGGCTATCACAAACTGATTACATATATCCTCGATACAGAGTCGGGGACAAGCCTCAAGGCGGCTGGATGGAAGTGCGTCGGACAGGCCGGCGGGCTTCGCTGGACAGGCAAGCGCCGCCCGGAGGTAGACATTTGCCCCGCACAAATGAAAATTCGGTTTGAGCGGGAGGAAGGAGGCAAGGCATGAGTAAAGCTGTTTTGATCAGCATTCGCCCGGAGTGGTGCCAGAAGATCATGGCAGGGCGGAAGACCATTGAGGTGCGCAAGACGCGCCCGAAGATGAACCCACCGTTTAAGTGCTACATTTACCGTTCGGTTCAGGGCGGCGTCATCGGCGAGTTTGTATGCGACCACATTTTTGAAAGGATCGTCAGAGTAGGAGCAAGCTGTGAAGCGCCGAAATATTGCATCTGCGATTGGAACATGGACTGCACACCCCTTGATACGCTTCTTGCAGATGCCTGCCTGACAAAAGACGAGCTGGAGAAGTATCTGGACGGCGGCGTCGGCTACGGCTGGCATATCTCCAACCTGAAAATCTACGATACGCCGAAGGAACTGATAGAATTTCACACTTGGAAAAAATGCAAATCATGCAACAAGAGTGGGTACGAAAGCACAGCCTGTATCTATGATGAAAATTGCATAATTCCAGCGGCGATTACTAAAGCACCACAAAGCTGGTGCTATGTGGAGGAAGAGATATGGAACGATTGACAAGTCCTAATATCAACGTAGACCCGGATACCGACCGATTTCTGCACGCCGTGATCGGCGGAAAAGAAATCGACTGGAAGCAGTCCCGGGACAGCACGCTCAACGTGCTGATCAACGGCCCAACGAGCAACGGCTTTGGCAAGGATATTTTCCGCAAGATGGCCCGCGATCTGTACGGACGGCTGAAAGCCTACGAGGACACGGGGCTTGAGCCGGAGGAAGTAACCGCTCTGGGGAAACTGTTCGATTACGCGCTGAAAGAATCAAAAACGCTGACTGAGCAGCTTACATTGCTCAAGCATATCCGCAAGCTTGCCGAGGCCGACAAGGAAGGCCGGTGCATCATCCCGCCGTGCAAGGTGGGCGAGACGGTTTATTTCGTAAACGCCAAGCAGATTCTCGAATTTGCGGTGGTAGGGTATGCGGTGGATGAAACAGGTATCTCATGGGTTTACAGTGAGAACGTCGATAAAATAGGGAATACGAATGAGCGCACGTTTAGCCCAGATAGATTCGGAAAGAACACTTTTTTCACCCGCGAGGAGGCCGAAAAGGCTTTGCGGAAAATGGAGGGCAAGGCATGACCAGAAAACGCGCAAGAAAGATCCTCATGTCCATCGGCACGAGCCGGAACCATGCAAACTGGGGGCTGACGGCAAAGCCGCGCTGGAAGACAAACGCCGGTGTGGTAGAGGATACGCTGACGATCAAACTGTACGCGAAGTTGCTGCGGGCAAGAATGGAGGAGAGGAAAGATGGTTGAGGTACATTGGTTACAGATACTCCACATTCTTTTTGTAGGGTTTTGGCTTGGATATCTGGTGAGAGGATGGGTGAAGTGATGATGGCTGAAATGGAGGGCAGGTCATGACCAGAAAACGTGCAAGTTATGTCCATCGGCACGAGCCGGAACCGTGAGATGTTCGGCGTGCCAGAGGGGGAACTTTGAAATGATTGGTTACATCAAAGATCAGGACCTGCTAGACCTTCTTGACGAGTACGGCAGATCGATACTGACTGCCGCAAAAATCAACAGACTTGAGAGAGTCTACTTTCCCGCAGAACTGCACGTTGGAGATCGCGCGTGGAAGAAGGCCATGAGCATCCTCGACAAGAAATACGCGGAAGCAAAAAAGATGCCGTTCGTCCGTGACCCGCTGGCATGGGCACTGTATCACACTTGGAGGGAGTTTGACGATGGAAAACGTTGTGACTGAAGAATTTATCAGCAGAACCGAGGCGCTGAAAGACTTTGAATCCTGCAACGCGGAAAATCCGAACTGGACACCGAAGCGAGTGAAAACGCTCCTGCTCCGCCAGCCAGCCGCCGACGTTGCGGAGGTGGTGCACGCAAGATGGAAACGGGTACGTTCAAACTGGTATTGCACAGGCTGCAATAAGGGCTACAGAATCACGAAAGGTGCGCCAATGGCGAGCAGTTTCTCATACTGCCCCAACTGCAGTGCGAAGATGGATGGTGCAGCCGAATGAGCGGACTGCGGTTTGAGAGCATGGCGGACATGCCGCCGAGGATGCGGGAGCTTTATGCACGGCAGCAGATGCCGGGGGCTGCCGCGGCGCCGAAGAAGGCCTCAAAGTATCACAGCACGCCCGCCGAGCGCGGCGAGCTGCGCTTCGACAGCCAGAAGGAGGCGCGGCGGTATGACGAGCTGATGGTGATGCTGCGGGCCGGGATCATCTCCGATCTGCGCCTGCAGCCGCAGTTCACCTTGCAGGAGAGCTACATCACCGAGGCCGGCGAGCGCATCCGCGCAGTGCGGTACACGGCGGACTTTTCGTACATATTCGGCGGCAAGCTCGTCGTCGAAGATGTGAAGTCCAAGCCGACGCGGACAAAGGAGTATCTGCGCAACCGCAAATTCATGCGGTCAAAATTTGGGACCGACATACAGGAGATTTAAACATGCCGGAAGAAAAAAACGAGAGCAGCCCGCGCGAGGCATGCGGGCTGCCGAAGCAGGGCAAGGCCTGTCCGTATGCAAAGCTCGCGCCGTATCTTTGCGCGCGGTGCGGCTGGAACCCGGATGAGCACGCGCGGCGGCAGGCGCTGCCGCTGACCGAGAACGCCGACGGGCTGCGGCACAAGGACATCAGACAGCCCGAGGATTAATGTCAGCAATCAGCCGGGGACCATATTTTTTCGGACTTATGCCGCGGCCGCTCCGCCATGAGACGGCTGCGGGAGGATCACCTCGGCTTTGCACCCGGCCCGCGAAACCTCAAGCCCGCGGGCCGGGGATGAAAAGCGCGTGTGGAACGTGCGCGCGGATGGGAACCGTCAACGTTACCCCACGCCGGGTGTCGGGATCGCCCGGCGGCATCGTGTTACCTCCTTATGGAAAGCTGCCTGAGCAGACAAGGGCAGATCGCCTGCGGCGACAGGGGGACGCGCAGGCGCAGGCGGTGCAAGTCCGCTCTGCATAGGGGCCGGGAGACCGGCCCCTGACGAAAGGAGAATGGAAATGTCACACGTAGTCGATCTGACGGGCTCGGATTTTGGATATTTGCACGTCATCGGGCGGGATACCAGCAAAAAAGGAGACACGGCACACTGGATCTGCCGGTGCAAATGCGGGACCATCTGCAGCAAGGACGGAAGGCACCTCCGGAACGGGCATGCAAAAAGCTGCGGCTGCTTCCGGAAAGAACGCGCGGCCACGCTCGTCACCAAGAGGGATCCAGCCAAAAAGCCAAAAGCCGAACCGAAGAAGAAAAAATTCGGCCGCGGCCCGCAGCGGGCAGGCTTCGGGATCTGTTACAACCCACTCTGCCCGACGCGCAACAACTACCGCGGCGCTTGGAGCTGCACCGAATGCCGCTTCTGCCCGGAACGCAAATTTGCCCGCCAGTCGAGGCGGGAGATCATCACAATTTGAAGGGAGTATCAAAATGGCAGAAATCATGGGCGCGTTTGCGCGCGACCTAGACAATTTTGTCGCATACTACGAAAAACAGCAATGGGATACCAGCTTCCGCGGCGAGCAATACCCGCCGTGCATCGTCATGGAGCAGTCCACGCCGCCGCTCTTCGAAGTGGGGGCGGACGGTGCAAAGACGCTGGTGCCTAATCCGACAATTCAGATTATTGGTCGACCGGAGACTGAGGTTGTTACGACCGGCAAACTGCAGATCAGCAAAAAGGATTTCACAAATCTGACCAACCGCGCCGCCGCTCTGCTGGAGCTGTTCCTGCACGGGTTTATGCAGGAGCGCAAGGAAATGGAGGCGGAACAGGGATGAGTAAGAAAGACAAGCGCCGGGAAGCGCTGCGGCTTGGCAAAAAGGACATGAGCTTTGCGGAGATCATGCAGGCAATAGAGGCGTGCAGGGCGGACGACTGCGACAAGTGCCTGCTGAACGGCGGCCCTATCGCAGGATGGTTCCCAGAGGATGTGCCGGACTGCTATACCGTGCTGCTCAAAAATGCCGGGGAGAAGCTACTGGAATACTACCAAAAGATCCGGGAAAACGACGCGGCGGAAGAAAATCAGAGAAAAACAGAAGAAAATATCAAAAAACGAGGAAGCAAGAGCGAGGGGGTCTTGGACTCGTGCCCCGTTTGCCCGGTATGCAACTATGTCTTCGACGAATTCAGCGTGAGCGACGATGCAAGACGGCACATCTTTCCATTTGGCGCAGAAGACACCCTTGACTTTGGACTCGAAGAACGAATAGTCAGACCACAAAAATGCCCGCAATGCGGCATGAAAATCGCTGGGATTAGGTGGACGGAGCCCAAGTTTGTTGGGAACCGCAAGGAATTCTCGTTCAACCGTCCGCCGGAAGACGTGGAGGAAAAAAGAAAATGATTTTGCTGGAATGCACAGTCGGACTGCGTGACGGCGATCGGAAAAAGCTTCAGGAGAAGCTTGCGGCGGAGATCGGGCAGCCAGTCGTTCTTCTGCCGAACAGCATATCGCGGGCGAAGGAGCGGAATATCCTGTTCCTTTGCGACAGAAAGGCTTGCGAGAAATGCATCTATCCAACGTGCAGGCATACGCCGGAGCTGGAACACGCCAGAAATTTCGCGCCTGCTGGGTTTACGAAGCGCACGGACGGCGTGTGGGTAGAGCAGGAGGGCGCAACGATGGAAGTGAAGATCGACCAGGACAACCTTGAAAAGAGGCTGATTGAAGCAATGAGGGAGGCGATGGGGCTTGAAGGAGAAAAACGAAGTCCGCATGGTCTGGCGATGGGATGATATCTTCCGTGTCTACCGCTGCCCATACTGCGGAAGACCGGAGAAACCGTGCTTCGAGCTCTGGAAAAAGGGCGGTTTGAAAAAGAGCCTGCCGAGCCGCTGTACATACTGCGAAGGAGAATTGGAAGGAGTGGAAGGAGAAGAAAATGATCATTGAGATTTTGGAGCTTGCTGCTGCGCTGGAGTGGATCGCACTGGGCGTGCTGGTGTTTTTCAAACTGCGGAGCCTGAAACGTCAGGCAGAAGTAGTGCTCGAGACACTGGACGCCGCAGCCTGGAAAAGCATCAAACAAGAAGAGGAGGTCTGGCGCAAGAACACCCCGAACGAGATTAGGGCAGCGTTCGGCTTTCCGCCGATAACGCCAACAGAATACACAGAAATGAAAATACGCGAGGAAACTGACCGCTGAACGCATGGCCGGAATTTCCGGCCACGCTTTGAGCGGGCAGAAAAAACAAAGGAGGGCTACAGCATGCAATGGGAACAGGGATGCTTATTCGACGACAACCTGGAATACGATGCGTTCACGGAGAAATTCAAACCCAAAAAGACAACGGACGACTGCTACACGCCACCGCTTGTTTATGATGCGATCCGGGATTGGGCGTGCAGTGAATATGGGATTGACCCGGCCTGCATCGTGCGGCCATTCTATCCGGGTGGGGACTATGAGCGTTTTGACTATCCGGACGGCTGCGTCGTGCTGGACAACCCGCCTTTTTCGATTCTTTCAAAAATCTGCGAATTCTACATAGACAGAGGGATTGCGTTCTTTCTTTTTGCGCCATCGCTCACGGCGTTCTCCGGCCGATCAGTTGTGTTGAGGATGAACCATATCATTTGCGATGCAGACATCACGTATGAAAATGGCGCAGTCGTTCACACGGCGTTTGTAACAAGTTTTGGAGGAAACATCGCGCAGAGCGCCCCATCACTCGGAAGGGCAGTCGAGCGGGCGATGCGGCAGATAAAGTCGCAGACGAAACGGGAGTTGCCGAAATATACATATCCGGACCATGTGCTGACGGCAGCCATGCTGCAGAAATATGCGCACTACGGTGTAGAGTTTGCGGTTAAGCGCGAGGACTGCACGTACGTTACCAAACTGGATAGTCAGCGCGAGACGGGAAAGAGAATCTTTGGTGACGGACTGCTGCTGTCAAACCGAGCTGCCGCCGAGAAAGCTGCCGCCGAGAAAGCTGCCGCCGAGAAAGCCGCCGCTGAGAAAGCCGCCGCCGAGAAAGCCGCCGCCGAGAAAGCCGCCGCGCACGTCTGGGAGCTGTCTGAACGTGAAAAGGGCATCATTGCGAGCCTCGGGAAATAAACCGAGGCAGGAGGAGCTATGGTAAAGAGGCACAAGCGCCGGAAGTTTTCCGGGAGGGTCTGCGAGCAGATCGTGTACACGGTGGCGGGCGGCACAGATCCGAAGACCAGCCGGCCGAAGAAGCCGCGGTTCCAGTCGCAGGAAGAACGCGAGGAATTCAACACCAGGATCTCGGCTGCAAAGTTCGTGGCGCTGGTCAACGCCAACTTCTCCCCGTCGAGCTATTACTCCACACTCACGCTCGACCCAGAGCATGAGGTACATACCGCGCAGGAGATGCGCCGGATCCGGGATAAATTCTACCGCCGCATGGTCTACCGGTATCCGGAGGCCAAGATCGTCATCGTCTACGGCCGGGGCAAGTCGACCAACCGCTTCCACCTGCATCTGATCACGGACGGCATTCCTTCCGATGAGCTCGGCAGGCTCTGGGGCCTTGGCAGCGTCATCGACTGCAAGCCACTGCGGAAGCACAACTACTATCTGGACGAGAATGGAAATAAGGTCGACCACGGGCAGGACTACACGGCGTTGGCCAACTACCTGCACGGCCACTGGCGCAAGGAGTTCGGCGGCCACAGGTACAAGGCCAGCCGCAGCTGCGTCCGGCCGGAGCCGGAGCCTGCGACCGAGGCGGTCCGGGACTACAGCCCGACGCGCCCGCCAGTCGCCCCGCGCGGCTACATCCTCGTCGAGTCCAGAGCCACGCAGTATGGATTCCTATATTTCAAATATGTATGGGATCCCAAAAACGAGACACATAAGCGGACCGGGAGCCGCCTTCTTTAAGCCTTGTAAATGTGTTGAGTTTTGCGACGAAGAAGGAAGGAGCTGAACAGATGTCGAAACCGAGATACTGGTGGTACGGAAATGTCTGCCGCACCATCGGCGAATACCCGAAACTGAGCCGACAGGTTCGGGATATGAGCCGGCAGAAGATCACGCCGGGCTATTCCTCACAGCCAGGCGGGCAGTCCTCCGGCCGCGCCGTCGAGGACATTGCGGTGCGCGTCCTGTCATCACGAGAGTACGAGGACTACACAGCGATCAAGTCCGCCATCAACACCGCGCAGACCTGGCGGGACGGCGGCGATGTGCTGGAGATCGTGCGCCTGCATACATGGATCTGGCCGCGCGAGAGTCTGGAGTCCGCTGCCAGACAGGTACACGTGAGCACATCCACGGCCAAGCGGATGTACAGCCGCTTTGTCTACGAGGCAGCGCGGGCAATGGGCTACCGCAAAAGTTGAGCTAACAGAGCCTAAAATCTGTGCTACAGTGATAGCGTGAAGAATTGGAGGGGACAGGATGCAGCCATGGGCCGCACGCTTTTACGCGTCCGGGCGCTGGAAGAAATGCCGCGCCGGGTATATCAAGTTCCGCCGGACCATCGATGGCGGGCTGTGCGAAGAGTGCCGGGACAAGCCGGGCTACATCGTCCACCACAAGCGGGCGCTCACGCCGGACAACATCACCGACCCGGATATCAGCCTGTCCTACTCCAACCTCGAGTTCGTCTGTAAGGACTGCCACGATCAGTTCGACGGGCACGGAGTCGCAAAATCTCTGACACAAAAAATTTTCTTCGACGCCGCCGGAGACCCGATCCCCCCCGTCACGCGAGGCCGGGGCGCCGGCTAGATCACCGCACGCCCTACCTCGGAAGAACACGCAGGCCGTTCGCGAGGCCCCCCTACAATAGCGCGGCGATAAGTAATCTACGCGCACGCGCGGACAGACGGCAAAAATCACGCGAAAAGGAGGCGGTTTTTGTGGCGAACAGGCAGGAAAAGACAAAGGAACAGCGTATCCGCGCAGAAAAGACCAGACTCCGGAGGATCTACAAGCTTCTGCCGAAGGAAGCGGCAGGGACTGTCGCGGGGCTCATCGATCAGGCGGCCTTCATGCGCATTGAGTGCGAGGACATGGCCGACGATCTGCGGGAAAACGGCTGGACGGAGCTTTTTCGCCAGTCCGAACGTCTCGACCCGTATGAGCGGGCGCGCCCAATCGGGCAGGCGTACAACTCCACGAACGCAAATTACCAGAAGATCATCAAGCAGCTGACGGCGCTGCTGCCGAAGCCGGACACCGCGCCAAAGCAGGAGGACGACGGCTTTGCAAGCTTTGTCCGGGAGCGTGACGAGGAATGAAACTCACGCGCTACCCGGAGACCTACAACCCCATCCTCGAATACTGGCAGGCTATCCAGGGCGGCCGCGAGGTCGTCAGCCTGAAAGTCCAGAAGACCTACCGGCACGTTGTAGAGCAGCTGGAAAACACGGATTCCGAGTTTTATTATTCCCCGCGCCGGGCAAACCACGTCCTCGAATTTTTTGAAAACTACTGCCACCACTCCAAGGGCAAGGCGGGCGGCCAGCTCGTCCGGCTGGAGCTATGGGAAAAAGCACTGCTGGCGACTGTCTTCGGGTTTATCGACATCGAGGGAAACCGGCAATACCGCGAAGCGATCCTCATTGTCGGCAAGAAGAACGGCAAATCGCTGCTGGCCTCCGGCGTCGGCCTGTATTTGCAGACGGCGGACGGTGAGGCTGGCCCGGAGGTCTACGCCGTGGCCACCAAGCGAGACCAGGCAAAAATCATCTGGCAGGAAGCAAAGCGGATGGTCAAGAAGTCCCCGGCGCTCTGCCGCCGGATGCGCAGTCTGGTCGCTGAGCTGGACAGCGATTTTAACGACGGCGTTTTCAAGCCGCTGGCCTCTGACAGCGACACCCTCGACGGCCTCAACATCCACGGGGCCATGATGGACGAGATCCACCAGTGGAAGAGCGGGCGCGCCCTGTACGACATCATCGCCGACGGCGTGACGGCCCGCGAGCAGCCGCTGATCTTTATCACTTCCACCGCGGGCACCATCCGCGAGGACATCTACGACGAGAAATACGAAGAAGCCGAGCGAATCATCAACGGCTACGAAGATCCGGACGGGTACCACGACCCGCGCCGGATCGCGTTTATTTACGAGCTCGACAAACGCAGCGAGTGGACAGACCCGGACTGCTGGAAAAAGGCAAATCCGGGACTCGGGACGATCAAGAGCTACACGGCTCTCAAAGAGCGGGTCGAGCGGGCGGAGAAAAACCAGGCCCTCGTCCGCAACCTCGTCTGCAAGGATTTCAACATCCGCGAGACCTCCAGCGAAGCCTGGCTCAACTTCGAGCAGCTCGACAACCGCGACACCTTCCAGCTCGACAAGGAAAACCGCCGCCTGATCTGGCAGCACCACATGTCGGACGGCCAGACGCAGGAGCGTATCCTGTCCTACCCACGCTACGGCATCGGCGGCGCGGATCTGTCCAAGACCACAGACCTGACGGCGGCGAAGGTCCTGTTCCAGGTGCCGGAGCTGCCGGAGATCCTGTTTGTGCTGCAGATGTACTGGCTGCCGCAGGACCTTTTGGAAAAGCGCGTCACGGAGGACAAGATCCCCTACGACAAGTGGCATGAGCGCGGGCTGCTCCGCCTGTCCGAGGGCAACAAGATCCGCTATGAGGACGTCAAAGCATGGTTCATCGAGGTGCAGGAAGACCTCGATATTTTTATCCCCTTTATCGGGTATGATGCGTGGTCTGCGTCTTATTGGGTGGACAGCATGGCGGACTATTTCGGGAAAGAGGCCATGATCGCCGTACATCAGGGCGTGAAGACCTTGTCAGAGCCCATGAAGCGCTGCGGAAACGACCTCGAATCCAAGCGCATTATTTACAATAACCACCCGATCGACAAGTGGAACCTCGCAAACACCGCCTACGACGAGGACAAAAACGGCAATATCCAGCCGCACAAAACGAGCAAGTCCACGCGCCGCATTGACGGCACGGCGGCCCTGCTCGATGCCTACACGATCTACGACCAGAAGCAGGCAGAATACACCAGTATGCTCTAGGAGTGAGACAATGGGATTTTTTAAAAACCTCCTGACGAATATCACGACGACCAAGCGCGTTTCGACCGTGCAGATGGTGCAGGAGCGCGGGAATGGCTTTTACAGCTACAACGGCAAAATGTATCAGTCCGATATTGTCCGCGCCTGCATCCGGCCAAAGATCAAGGCCATCGGCAAGCTGACGGCAAAGCACATCCGGGAGACCATCACCGCCCAGACGCGGAAGATCGCCGTCAACCCGGAGCCGTACATCCGCTTCCTGCTCGAAGAGCCGAACCAGTACATGACAGGCCAGCTGCTGCAGGAGAAGCTGGCCGCACAGCTGGTGCTCAACAACAACGCCTTCGCGGTCATCCTCCGGGATGAAAATGGCCTGCCGAACGCCATCTTTCCGGTCGCGGCCATGCAGGCCGACGCCGTTTACGACGCGGGCGGCAACCTGTACCTGAAATTTTACATGCAGAACGGCAATGTGCTGACGTTCGCCTATGACGACATCATCCACCTGCGCGGGGATTTTTACGAGAACGACATATTCGGAGATCCCATCGCGCCGGCCATCGTGCCGCTCATGGAGATCGTCGCCACGACGGATCAGGGCATCGTCAAGGCCATCCGAAACAGCGCCGTCATCCGCTGGCTTTTGATGTTCGCATCCTCCATGCGCTCGGAGGATATCAAGAAGCGCGCGCAGGACTTTGCCGACAGCTTCCTCAATGTTTCCAACGGAACGGGCGTCGCGGCCGTCGACGCAAAGGCCGAGGCCAAGCAGATCGACCCCAAGGACTACGTCCCGAACGCCGCACAGATGGATAAGACCACGCAGCGCATCTATGCCCTGTTTAATACCAACCCGCACATCGTCACATCCATTGCGACGGAGGATGAGCAGAACGCCTATTTTGACGCCGAGATCGAGCCGGTGCTGAAGCAGCTCAGCGGCGAGTACACCCGCAAGCTCTTTTCCCGGCGCGAGCGCGGCTGCGGGAACCGCATCGTCTTTGAGGCCTCCGCGTGGGACTTCGCCTCGACCTCGACCAAGCTCAACCTCCTGCAGATGGTCGACCGAGGCGCGCTGACGCCGAACGAATGGCGCCGCGCCTTTAACCTCGCGCCGGTCGACGGCGGGGACAAGCCGATCCGCAGGCTGGACACGCAGCCGGTCGATCGGAACACCACGCAGAAAGGAGATGAAACCGCATGAAGATCAGCATTCGCGGGCCAATCGTGTCCAGCAACCAGCACCGCTTTTATCAGTGGTACGGCATGGAGGCGACGAGCCCTAAATCCGTAGCCGATGCGCTTGCATCCGGAAACGGTGAGCGGGCAGAGGTCGAGATCAACTCCGGAGGCGGCGAGATCTTCGCCGCGAGCGAGATCTATACCGCCCTGCGCAATTACGAGGGCGGCGTCCACATCCGCATCGTCGGCCTTGCGGCCTCGGCCGCGTCCATCATCGCCATGGCGGGCGAGTCGGAAATGACACCGACCGGCATGATGATGATCCACAACGTCCAGACCGAGGCCAGCGGCGATTACCGCCAGATGGAGCACACCGCAGGGACGCTGCGCGACGCCAACCACGCCATTATCTCGGCCTACGTCACCAAGACCGGCAGGCCGGAGGAGGAGATCGCCGCCATGATGGACGCCGAGACGTGGGTCACGGCGGATCGGGCCGTCGAGCTCGGCCTCGTCGACCGCGTGATGCAGCCGGATACCGGCCAGAAACCGCTGGCGGCGGATTTTTATTCCGGCATGCTCAGCGAAGACGCGCTCAAACGCGCGGAAAACTTTTTAAAAAATCAGGCTGCAGGGCCTGACTTTTTTATGCCCGAACGGGCGCAGGCAGAAGCAAAGCTGAAATTTTTAAAACTCAAAGGAGAATTGAAATGACAAAGGAATTTTACAACACCCAGCGCCAGAAGCTCATGGACGATGCCCAGAAGCTGCTGGACGAAGGCAAGACCGCAGAGGCGCAGGCCAAGATGAAGGAAGTCGAGGCCCTCGACGCCAAGTTTGAGGAGGAAGCCAAGATTCAGGCAAACCTCAACGCCCTTGCAGGCCAGAAGGTTGCGGCACCGGCTGCGGCGGCACAGTCCGTCGACCTGTCCGGCACGGCAAAGACGCCGGACGTGCTCGACCGGTACGACACCGACGAGTACAAGAAAGCCTTTATGAACTACGTACTGACCGGCAAAAAGATCCCGGCGGAGCTGACCAATGTGGACGCAAACACCAAGACCTCCGACGTCGGCGCGGCCATCCCGACCACGACGCTGCAGAAGATCTACGAGAAGATCGAAGCGACCGGTATGATCCTGCCGCGCGTGACGCACACGTCCTACAAGGGCGGCGTGACCGTCCCGACCAGCTCCGCCAAGCCGACCGCCTCGTGGGTGGCGGAAGGCGAAGGCTCCGACAAGCAGAAAAAGGCACTCGGCTCCATCACGTTTGCCTACCACAAGCTGCGCTGCGCGATCTCCATGTCGCTTGAGGTCTCCATCGTGACCTATCCGATGTTTGAGTCGCAGTTTGTCGCCAACGTGGCAGAGGCCATGGTCAAGGCTGAGGAGCAGTCCATCATCAGCGGCTCCGGCTCCGGCCAGCCGAAGGGCATCACCAAGGAGACCGTTGTGACCGGCCAGAACATCGACATCGCTGCCGCAACGACCGCGCTGGCGTACACCGATCTGGTCAAGGCCGAAGCACTCCTGCCGCAGGCCTATGACGCAGACGCCGTCTGGTGCATGACGAAGAAGACGTTCTTTGAGCAGATCGTCGGCATGGTGGACGACAAGAAGCAGCCCGTCGCCCGCGTCAACTATGGACTCAGCGGAAAGCCGGTCTACTCGCTCTTTGGCCGCGAGGTCGTCCTCGTCGGTGACTATCTGCCGTCCTTCACGGCGAGCGTGACTGCGGACACGATCTTTGCGTTCATTTTCAATTTCAAGGACTACCTCTGGAACGAAAATCTGGGCATGACCTTCCGCAAGTACACCGACAACGCGACCGACGACGAGGTCACCGTCGCGCTGGCGCTCGTCGACGGTAAGGTCGTCGACAAGAACAGCCTCGTCACGCTGACCAAGAAGAAGGCTTGACGGCGCGCGGCCAACAGGGAGGGATAACCAATGGCTTTGATCAACGTTGCAAAAACCGCCCTGCGGCTGACCACAAACGCCCTTGACGACGAGCTCGCCGACGAGGTCGACGCCTGCCTTCTGCGCCTGCATCTGGCAGGCGCGGACGGCGCGGAGGAAGACCCGCTTGTAAAGGACGCCGTCCGCGCCTACGTCCGCTGGCAGCATGATTTCTGCGGCCGGGGCGAGGAATGGAAGACCTGCTTTGCAGATATCCGCGACGCTATGGGGCTGTCCGACGATTACAGGGCAGTCCAAGCCAGCGGCGGAGTAGGAGGTGCTTGCTGTGATCTTTGACACCCAGATCACGCTGCGCCTGCTGTCCTACCCCATCGTGAGCGGGCAGACCACCGAAAAGCTCGAACGCGAGACAACCGTCTGGGCTGCCCGCAAGTCCGTAAACCGCGCCGAGTATTATCAGGCCGCGCAAGCCGGCAAGCGCACGGACGCAATTTTCCGCATGCACAGCGCGGAATACGGCGGCGAGCAGCAGCTCATCTGCGGCTCGGACGTCTTTGACGTCGTCCGCAGTTACGGCGCGGAGACGGAAGAGGTAGAGCTGACCTGCAAACGGAGGGACGGCGCATGATGATCTATGAGGCGCTGGAAAACCTGGGCGTACCGGTCTGCCACCCGCCATACAAGGGCGGAGAAGAAACCTACATCACCTATCAGCTGCTCGGCCAGTCCGGGCAGTTCTACGCCGAGGGCGGAGAGGCCGAGACCGGCGTGCAGTACGCTGTTTCCATCTTTGCCGAGGGCTTTGCCGCCGATCTGCTCCAGCGCACGAAAGCCGCGCTGGAGGCCGCAGGCTACATTGCTACCGTCGACATGGAGACCTACGACAAGGAAACAGGCCGCACGCAGATCGCGATCATCGCCGAGACAGAGGGCGCAGCCTATGGCTAACATCTCCATCACCGGTGTCGACGAGCTCATGGCCACGCTCCAGAAAGCGAATGTTTTTGACGAGGACATGCAGCAGGAGCTCCTGTACGCCGCCGGGGATATCATCGTCGAGGAACTGCAAAAAATGGTAAAGGCGAGTGGGTTTCAGACCGAGGCATATGCATCCAGCGTGAAATACCGCAAAACCATCAAACGCGACAAAAACGGAGACCCGTACATCTCCATCACCGCAGTCGGCAAAAACGAGCACGGAACGCGCAAGGCGACCGTGCTTTTTGTTTTGAATTACGGCCGCGCGAAGGAGCACGGGCAGATCACAGGAACTTATTTTTGGACAAAGGGCGTCAGGAACGCGCAGAAGCGCGTAAACGCGGAGCTCGAAAAGATCCTTACACAAAAGCTGAAAGAAAGGGGCCTATTGTAAATGCCTAGTTTTGACTTACGCGGCATCCGGGCGGGAAAGTATAAAAACACGTCCGGCACCGTGACCTACACAGAGCCGACCGACGTCGGCGACGCCATGAGCGCGCAGCTGGAACTCAAGTTCGCCGAGGGCCGCCTGTACGCGGAATCCAAGCTTGCCGAGTATATCAAGCTTGCCACCGGCGGCACGATCTCGCTGGCTGTAAAGTACATCAAAAGGGCCGCACAGGCCATGCTCTACGGCTGCACATCCGATACGAGCAAGGAAAACCTGAAATTCTCGGCAAAAGACATCGCAAACTATGTCGGCGTCGGCTTCTACGCGCCGGATAAAATCGACGGCGTAACCAAGTACACCTGCATCTGGGTGCCGAAGGTGCTGTTCGGCCCGCCATCGATGAGCTATCAGACCAAGGGCGAGAACATCCAGTTCAACACGCCAACCACGACCGGCGAATTCCTCGCAGACGATTCCGCCGACGAGCTGCTGCTCGAGACCGAGACCGTCGACACCGCGGCGGAGGCCGTTGCCTGGATCAAGGGGAAGCTGGGTGAGACATGATGGAAACGACAAAGCTCGAAACCGTAGATTATGAATTTGAAGGCCGGGTGTACCGGCTGACCTGCAACATGAACGCCATCGCATACGTGCAGGACGAATACGATGGGAATCTCGTGCAGGCGCTGGATCGGGTCCGTGGGATCAAAAGTACGCTGGCGTTTCTCGCCGGTATGCTGACGGACGCAGCGGATTCACAGGGGATCACAGATGAGAACGGACTGCCGCTGGTATTTACGCGGAAGCAGCTGGGCCGAAAGCTCACGCTCACGCAGACCGTGGAGGCCGGAAAGCTGATCTATCCGCTGGTTCGGGCCGAAGTATTGAAGAACGCGGGGGCCGAAACGAAACCGCAGGAAGACGAAAAAAACTGACACAGCCGGGGGAACCGAAGCCGAACGGCTTTGATTTCCCCGGCTATCTTGCCATCTGGCTTTTCCGGCTGCATCTGCCGGAGCGGGATTTCTGGAAAACCATGTCCCCGCGCCGCATAACGCTCCTGCTTGACGCGCTTGCGCCGCAAAAGCAGCCGGAGCAGCAGGAACAGCCGCAGAGCCTGTCGGCCTATCTGAACGGAGGCACCTAACATGCCGAACATCAATACAAAATTTACGCTTTCAGGCGAAAAAGAATACAAGCAGGCCATTTCCGAGATCGGAAGCGGCATGAAAGTGCTGGACTCGGAAATGCGCAAGGTATCCTCTGCCTACGCGCAGAACGCGGACAGCGTCGAAGCGCTGGGCGCGAAAAACGACGTGCTCGAGCGAAAGATCTTAACACAGACGGAGAAAATCGAGTATCTCAAGGCTGCGCTCCAGCAGTCCGCCGAGAAATACGGCGAGGCAGACAAGCGCACCATGCAGTGGCAGACCAGCCTCAACAACGCCGAGGCGGATCTGAACAGCCTCAACAATCAAGTCGACGAAAACAAGCAGAAGATCGCGGACTCCGGCAAGGAGATGGGCAACCTCGGCGACGTGGTGAACGGCCTGACGTCTAAGCTTGGCATCCAGCTGCCGGACAGCATGAAGTCCTCCATGAACGCCATGGGGAACCTCGATACCTCCGCGCTGGCGATGGCGGGCGGCTTCGCTGCCGTCGCGGCGGCGATCGTCAAGGCAGAAAAAGCCATGATCTCCATGACGAAGGAGTCCGCCGCCTTTGCCGACAACATCATCACGCTTTCCATGCAGACCGGGCAATCGACACAGCAGCTGCAGGAGTTTTCCTACGCAACCGAGCTGATCGACGTCTCCGTCGATACCCTGCAGGGCAGCCTCCGCAAGCTGACCAACAACATGCAGGACACGATGAACGGCACGGGCAATGCAAAGGCATCCTTTGAGGCACTGGGCGTCTCCGTGACCAATGCCGACGGCAGTATGCGCAGTGCGAACGACGTTTTTTATGAGACGATCGACGCGCTCGGAAAGGTGAAAAACGAAACCGAGCGGGACGCAATGTCCATGGACATTTTCGGACGCTCCGCGCAGGATCTGAATCCGCTGATCATCCAGGGATCGAAAACCCTCAAGGCCTACGCAGACGAGGCACACAACGTCGGCTACGTGCTCGACGACGAGGCGCTTTCCGCACTCGGAGCGGTCGACGACGCATACCAGCGCCTGCAGAAGACACAGGAGGGCGTCAAAAACCAGCTGGCCGCCGAGTTCGCGCCGTACCTAGAGGAATTTTACGGCGACGCGACACAGGGCGTGAAGGATCTCGGGAAGGCGATCAAGGATTCCGGAATCGTCGACGCCTTCGGCATGCTGCTTGAGACCGTCGGCGATATCCTCAATCCCATGTCCGACCTGTCCAACAACCGCGTCCCGGCGCTGACCAAGGCGCTGCAGCCGCTGGCAAAGGTCATGGCGCTCATGGCCGACGCGGCGGAGCTGCTCAAAGGCGTCATCAACTTCGGCACCGGCCACATCGGCGAAGGCTGGGGGCAGATGAAACACGCGCTAGGCTTCGGCTACAGCAGCGGGGACGGGAACAACTACCAGAATCTGCTCGACGGCTACGCCGAACAGCAGTGGGGCCAGAGCGCGTCCGACCTTTCCAAGGCCTACGAAGAGGCCGTCGCCCGCGGCGATTCGTCGACCATCGGCATCACGGAAGACGAATGGCGCAGGCGGTATCTGGGAGGCAACGCCGCCGGCACGGACAACTGGGCGGGCGGCTGGACGCGGGTGAACGAGAACGGCCTTGAGCGGATCTATCTCCCCTCCGGCTCGCGCATCCAGACGGCCAGCGAGACCCGCTACACCTCCGGCGATACCTACAACACCACCGTCTACGTCGACCACGTCGAAGACCTCGACACCATCCTCCGCATCGCCAAAAACGCACGCATCACAACCAGAATGGGGGCGAAGTAAATGCCAACGTTTACAGTGCAGGCAAGCGGCTCGACAGCAGTCGCGGTAAACCATCCAAATACAAATTACTCAGATCTTGCGCAGTACAAGTTGTTTGCAGAGCCATTCACGGGAACAAGAGGCGACGTAAACAAAGGAGATAATATATATATAAAATTTCCAACGCCGGGAGATGCGTATAAATTTAAACGCGTAACAAAGGTGACGTTTACAATATACGCACAGCCGACAGAAGAAAGCGAGACTGGGTATAAACAAATTTGGGCATATGTGAAAGGGCTGACAAGCCCACTCGATGTGAGCACAGTAACATATGTGACTAGGCCGAGCGTTTACCAACAGACCGGTGGCCTTACGCAGCACGCCGATGGGGATTGGTCTACGCTGAACGAGATTATACAGCTAAGTGCAGATCTTAAGCCATACAGTGAAGAAAGCAAAATAGAATTAAAAAGCGGCATAAAGAATGGATTTGTTTTTGCGTTCAGAGGCGCGCCGTCTGGAACAAGCGAAGCAATTTTTTATGGGGAAAAATCAACGCGAAAGCCGTTCCTGACATGCGAGTACTCAAACGACAATGTCGGAATAAAAGCAGACAATTTTTCCCCATCGTCAGGAGCGTTCGTAAACAGGTTTCAAAAAAACACATTTACATGGGGCGCTACAGACGACACGACGATAACACAGGTCTGCTTCGCAGAGATAAAGCAAACCTCCGCAGTCTTCGAATGGCGCGTAAAAAATGCGAGCACCTCAAATACGATCAGCGTCTCCGGCGCGACGACCGCCTGCACGGTCCCAGCAAATACATTCCCGTCCGGGACGATCGAGTGGCGAGTAAAGGTGACGGCGAACAGCGGCACGACAACAACGTCCGCATGGCAGGAGATCACGGCCACGGACGTCACCCCGACGGCCAAGCCGGTCTCCCCATCCGGCATCGTCATCGACGCCACCATCGTCAACCGCTTTAGCTGGCAGCACATCATTTCCACCGGCACGCCGCAGAGCAAGGCCGACCTGCAGTGGTCCGCCGACGGCACGACCTGGAACACGCTCGCGACCGTCACCGGAGAAAATCAGTACTACGACGTGCCCGCGAACACCTTTACGAGCGGGACGAAATACTGGCGCGTGCGCACCTACAACACCGACGGCACGGCCTCGGCGTGGAGCGAAAAGGCCGAGTTTATCGCCATCAACGCCCCGTCGGCCCCGTCCATCGTCATCCAGTCTACCGGCCCGCGCCCGCGCATCACCTGGCAGACCTCCGAGCAGGAAGCCTATCAGCTGACGCTCTCGAGCGGCTATGCCTCCGGCACGGTCTACGGCACGGAGAAGGCATGGCGCTCGCCGGTCTACCTCGCCGACGGCAGCTACACCGTCCGCGTCCGCGTGCAGAACAAGTACGGCATGTGGTCCGAGTGGAGCGCAGCCGCGCTCCCCGTTTCGCACACCGAGGGCGAGGCCATCACCCTGACCGTCACCGCCAGCCATGAGGCCGCGCTCACCTGGCAGACCGCCGGAAGCTACGATTTTTACCTCGTCGAGCGGGACGGCGTGGCAATCGCCCGCACCGTCCAAAAGCAGTACATCGACCACACCAGCATCGGCAGCGTCACCTACCGCGTCCGCGGCTGTTACGCAGACAGCGACAACTACGGCGTGTCCAATTCGGATACCGTCGAGATCCTGCCCGAGACCAACATGATCTGCGACCTCGAGACCGGCGTCTGGCTCGAGATGCGCCTGTCCGAAACGCAGCTGCGCACCAACCGCACCAGCTTCTCGGCCGGTGTCTCGACCGTCCATCTGGCGGGCCTTGCCTACCCCGTCGAGGAGCGCAGCGAGCAGCGCGACCGCGTCCTATCCGTCGCCTGCGCCTGGCCGCACGCGCAGCGGGCCGCCGCCCTCGCGCTCGAGGCCCTTGTCGGCCGCCTCGTCTGCCTCAAGGACCGCTACGGCAACATGGTCATCGGCTCGCTCCCGTCGCTCGAGAGCAACTGCGACGAGTTCATGCGCCGCTATTCCTTTACCATCTCGCACACGAACCGGGAGGAGGCGATCACCCTTGACCCGTGACGTCCGCTTCCGCGTCGACGTGCTCAGAAACGGCGCACCAATCACCCACCTCCAATGGGACACCGGCAGCGCCCCGCAGATCATGTGCGACCGGACAGCCACCCTGCACGGCTCCTTCAAGGGCAGCTTCCTGCCAAACGATCTCGCGGAGCTGGAGACCGACGAGCTGCGCCCGTGGATCAGCATCAACGGCGTCGAAACATCGCTCGGCATCTATCAGGCCGCGACCGTCAGCAACAAGGGAAGCAGCTCCGGCACGCGCGTCGAGATCGAGGCTTACGACCGCTGCTGGCGGGTGTACACGCAAAAAACAGAGACGCTCCTGCATCTTGCGGCCGGAGCGTCCTACCTCACGGAGATCCGAAAGCTCCTGACCGCCTGCGGCATCACGCTGGTGATCGCCGCGCCGTCAGACGCGACGCTTGCAACAGCCCGTGAAGACTGGCCGATTGGAACAAGCTATCTGACGATCGTGAACGCGCTGCTCTCCGAGATCAACTATGAGAACCTCTGGTTCGACGCCGACGGCGTCTGCCGTCTTGAGCCGTATCAGGAGCCATCCGCCGCCATCATCGACTGGCGCTACGGCGTAACGGACCTGTTCCTCCCGGAAAAGCACCCCGGGCAGGACTGGTCCGACGAGACGGACATCTTTGACGCACCGAACGTTTTTGTCGTGACCTGCAACAACCCGGATATGGACGCCGCCATGGTGGCGACGGCCATCAACGACAATCCGGCGTCCAAAAAATCCACCTTCAAGCGCGGCATGCGCATCACCTCCGTCGAGCGGGTGGACAACATCGCCTCGCAGGAGGAGCTGCAGGCCTACGCCAACAAGCGCCGCAACGAGTCGCTGCTGGCCACGCGCACGATCACATTTTACACGCTGGCCGAGCCGGGCCACGGCGTCGGCGACATCCTCGCCCTGACGCACGACGAGATCGGCGGCATCTATCTCGAGACCGGCTGGTCTGTCACCATGCAGCCCGGCAGCCTCATGACACACTCAGCAAAAAGGACGGTGATCGCCTGATGGAGGGCATCAACAGCTTATTTGTATCATCGATCAGCATGCCGGACGAAAATCTGCCGGAAAACTTTCTGGCGACCGTCGGCGCGGTCTATGACGATGGTCTGTCCCTCATCCTAGAGGGGCAGACTGAAGCCACAACAAAGCACTATAAATGCAACACGTCCGCCACCTTTGCCGCGGGAGACCGCGTCAAGGTCGCGCGGATCTCCGGCAGCTATATCGTCGAGTACGTTGTCGGGCCGCCGGGAAGCGGCGGAAGCGGAGGAGAGAGTGCTCCGCCAGACAGAATCAAAAAAGATGGTTACGGCATGTACGTCAAAAGAAATTTCTTGCTGCCACTTTACGGGAATGAAAGCATCGGCGCGACAAATGTGCCGTTTTACGGGGTGGCTGCAAATAGGGTTTGGCTGTGCTATAACGCAAACAAATACGCAGCATTAAGGTGCAACAGCGACGGGAAACTGCTTGTGAACGGCACTGTGATTGGATAGGAGGCGAAACGACATGATCCAAATCCACGTAAACAAAGCCTCCGCGCATCTCTGTTCGCCGCCGGAGCTGCTGACGGCGGGCATGGCCAAGGCCGTGACCGTTGAGTTCGTCTTCTCGCCCGATTGGGACGGGCTGACGAAGACCGCCGTCTTTACCAACGGCAAGACCACCGTCGACGTTCTGGCGGCGAACTGGGACGGGGATACTGTTCCTGTCCCGTACGAAGTTCTAGCCGTCCCGGGCCGCCACGCCCGCGTGGGCGTCTATGGAGCGGACGAAAGCGGCGTCGTCCTGCCGACTGTCTGGGTGAGCCTCGGCAAGGTACAGCCGGGCGCGGACCCGTCTGGCGACGTATCCGCCGACCCGGCCCTGCCTGTCTGGGCGCAGCTCCAGAAGCAGATCGGCGACCTGGACGACCTCAAGACCTACAACAAGGGCAACCTCGTCGCCGCCATCAACGAGGCCCGCAACTCCGGCGGCGGATCTGGCGGCGGAGGCATCCAGTCGGCACAGATCGACGCGATCCTCGTGATGACAAAATCCGAATATGACGCGCTGGACAAAAAGGACGCGCGGACACTGTATCTGTTGGAGGGATAACATGCTGGCAGTTGGACTCAAACGCATTCTGGAGCTGTTCATCGGCTCCATGGGCATCAAATCCGCCCACCTGGGCACGAAAACTATCTACGAAAGACCGGGCGGATTTTTGTACATTGAACTCACAAGCGAAGAAAGGGGATAAATCCAGATGGCAAGTTTTTTCAATCTGACACTTGATACGCTGGCACCTGCCGGCCTATCGCTGATCCTGAACGACGGTGCACAGTACGCGACCAGCGCGACCGTCACGGCGAAGATCTCTGTCTCCGACGAGACAACGACGGGATACCAGATGAAGATCTGGGGCACGAAGACGGCGGAGACCGAGGCGGAAGCGTCGTGGGAGACATTCGCCAAGACAAAATCCATCACGCTGCCCGACGGAGACGGACTCAAGACGATCTATGTCAAGATGCGCGACGACGTCGGCAACGAAACGGCCGCAGTCAGCGACACGATCACGCTCAACACGTCGATTCCTGCCGTGACCATCACCGGCCCCGACAAGAGCAGGATCTCGAAGGTCACGGGCTACGATGCAGCGGCGTTCTCCTTCGTCTGCGACGTGGACTTTGAGGAATACACCATTCGCGTCGTCCCGGCGACGAGCAGCCTGCACACGGCGGGCACCCAGATCCCGACGACGGGCGGCTCCACCAACGTCAGCGGCACGGAGGGAGGCTACAAGAAGAACACCGCCATCAACGTCACTGTCAAGGGCGCGGACCTCGAGGCAGCGTCTTCCGGCGACGGCACGAAGATCGTCAAGGTCTTCGTCAAGAACGCCGCCGGGACCTGGAGTGCCGCCTGATGGCCGCGCCGCAGCTGACATTCTCCATCACGGGCAACAAGATCTCGGCGGTCTCGGGGTTCGACTCGATCACCGTTTCCTTCTCGTCGGACATCGCCTACACGGCCTTCGAGTGCCGCGCGACGAAGTCCGGCGAGGATTGGGGCCGCGGGAAGGGCGCTTTGATCGCGTCCTTCTCCCAGACCCCGGCGGGCACGCAGCGCACCTTTGAGGTTTACGACGATTTTCTGCTTTCCGGTGATGGGGAATACCGCATTTCGTTGTTCGCGCAGGGCGCGGACGGCAGCTGGAACGACAACTACGGCTTTATCCCGCTGGGAGAGTCGCAGGCGCTGAAGACCGCGGACGGCGAGGATTTTCTGTGTATGAAGGAGTGATCGTATGGCTTACAACAGCCAGTTTACCGGCGCGCAGATCGACGAGGCTATCGCCGACGTGCGCAGCAACAAAGACGCGTGGAACGGAAAGCAAGATGTGATCCTCGCCTCCGGCGCGGCCGTCGGGGACCTGATCAAGGTCAAGGCGGTGGACGCCAGCGGGAAGCCGACGGCGTGGGCGGTGGCCGTGGCGGGCACGGACTATATGAAGACCGGCAACATCACCAAGCAGACGCTGGTCTCCGCGGAGACCACGCCGACCGAGAACATGGCCATCAACTGGCAATATGAGTGAGGAGGCCCCATGGCGCACAAGACATTGATCTCCGGCACGGCCTATTCCGTGACGGGCGGCCGGGAGCTGATCGGCGGCACAGGCTACGACTGCAAAGCCGGGAAGACCCTCATCGGCGGCACGGCGTTCACCGTACCGTTTTCGAAGGGCATTCCCCTGAGCACCATCACCCCCGGCGCGATCCTGTACCTGAACGAATACGGCAGCCCCGTGCCGTTCTACGTCTGCAAGCACGACTACGAAAGCGGACTGAACGGCGCAGGGCGGACACTTCTGGTGAGGAAGGATTGCTATGACAAGCGTATTTTTGACAGCAGTAGCAAGATTTTCGCCGGGAGCTCGATAGACACATGGCTCAACGGAACCTGGATCAAGCTGCTGACATTGGACGTCCAGTCTGCGGCCGGCACGACAAAAATCTACTACTATGACGGAAGCAACAAGAAAGCAGTCACGACCCGTGCAGTGTTCCTGCTGTCGACAGCAGAGTTTGGCTACAGCAATTATGCTGATACTGACGGAGAACCACTGGACAGTGCTGTGAGAAAACTACTTTCCACTGCTTACTACGGCGGAAATAGTGTTGTACAGTGGACGCGTACACCGGCCAACTGGACACAGAAAGACGTGTACGTTATAATGCCTAGCGGCTATTCGACTCATATGCTTTGCAACGACAGTTACGGCGTCCGCCCCGCCTTCACCAGCCCCTCGACCTTCCCCGTGATCCAAAACCCCGACGGCACCTACAGCCAGGCAGCATAAAGGAGGACCCACATGGGCACACACCACATTTTGAAAGACGGCACATCCTACGCCATCAAAGGCGGCACCGACCTGATTGCTGGTACAAGTTACCAAATCGGGGGGCCGAACGCTGGTGAATGGGACGGCGTATGAGGTCAAGTTCAGCGACGGGCTGACGTGGATCATAAATGAGTCCCCCAAAATAATGGTTTTTGAGCAAGCCATTGATTTTACATCAAACGGGAAAAAATTTGACTATTTCATGATCACTGCAGGCTCTCGGCCAAACATTGTTTACTCTTACGGGCCAGGCGATATTTGGTACGCATATTTCAACGGGAGCTGGACGCAAGAGGCATTCCGGACAGTGACTTTCGCTGAAATGCCAACAGGAGCACTATTAGCATGGCTGCAGGCCAATGCCGTGCAGCAATAGACAGGAGGAACTTATGGACACCTGGTACATCACCATTGGAGGGCAGGAGATCGAGACGCGGCCGGCCGCCGGCCGCATGCGCGACGCCGACTGGGGCGGGCGCGAGAGCCGCGCCGTCACCATCGCCAAGAGCGCGGTTGCAGACCCGCTGGCGCTGTTCTGCGACGGCGCCGTCTGGGGCATGATCCACCGCTACACCACGGCCGTCCCTGTGCTGGACGCAGAGGGCAACGTCCAGATGAACGAGGACGGAACCGTCAAGAGTACGACCGAGACCGCCGAGGACCGCTACATGGACGACTACGCGGACTTCACCCTCGCCGGTCCCATCACCGACAACCGCGACGGCACCATCACGGCGAAGATGGGCAAAAAAACGGCCAGCGATCTGCTGGCGGAACTGGAGGCGGCATATGACAGAGGCTAAACTGGCACAGGTAAAGAAAGCAATTACGGACGGCAAGCTCGTGCAGGCCGCAGGCGGCATCACCACGACCGTCACGCAGTCGGACAAGCTGGGCTATGACTGGAAGAACTTCTTCGTCAACGACATTCCCGTGCGACGGGAGTACATCGAGCAGGCCGTGAAAGCCGGCACGGCGGACAACCCAATCGCATGGGAGCCCGATATGCCCCTCATCCAGAACGCCTACTACACCCACAACGGCGAGACCAAGGTCTGGATGGGGAGCGCGGGCGCGAAGGCGGATTGGACGGATGCGGCCTTCGTGCCGATCTGATAAACGCAGAAGGGAGAAAATCAGATGGACCTGCAGGATCTGAACGTTGCCGTCGCGGAGATCCGCGGCAATGTCGACCGGAACACCGGCCGGATCAAGGATCTCGAGAAGAAGAACGACGCTGTGACCAAGCTGGCCGAGGCCGTCGCCGTCATGGCCGAGCACATGAAGACGCTCGACGACAAGATCGACGACATGCAGACGAGCGTCAACAACCTCACCGCCCGCCCGGGCAAGAACTGGGACGCGCTGGTCAAGATCGCCATGACCGCGCTCGTCACCGGCGTCATCGGCTGGGCGCTGGGTAAAATCTTATAATCTTCGCCGGGAGGCGTAAAACCTGAAAGGAGAATACATATGAACGCAAAATGGTGGAAAGCCGCGGGCATCCGCGCACTGAAAACGGTATGCCAGACGGCAGTTGCAACGATCGGCACGAGCGCGATCCTGTCCGAAGTTAACTGGATCGCCGTTGCCTCCGCCTCGGCGCTGGCGGGCATCCTGTCGCTGCTGACGAGCGTCGCGGGCCTGCCGGAGGTCAAGGAAGAATGAAGACTATGCCGCCGCAGATCGTAGACAATTTCACAAGCGTCAACATCTACCGGGGCGGCAATAAGCCGCAGTATCTGGTCATCCACTTCTTCGGGGCCCTCTCCAGCGCCTATGGCGCGTCGGAGTGGTTCAAGGCCCCGGAGGCGATGGCGTCCGCGCACTACTGCGTGGATGAGAAGGACGTCATCTACCACTGCGTGCCGGATACCGACATGGCGTGGCACTGCGGGGCCGTGGGTGGCCTGCACTACCGGCATCCGAAGTGCCGCAACTGCAACTCTATCGGCATTGAGCTGCGCCCGCAGAAGCTCGACAGCAGCCGCCTGAACGCGAACGACAAGGACTGGTACTTCGACCGCCGCGTCATCGAAAACGCCGTATGGCTCACCGCAAAGCTCATGCGGCAGTACAATATCCCGCTGGAGAACGTCATCCGCCACTATGACGTCACCGGAAAGATCTGCCCGGCCCCCTTCGTCGGCCCGGCGCATAACATCTACTACGGCACCTCCGGCGACCGCCAGTGGCAGGAATTCAAGGCAAGACTGCAGGAGGAAACAGCCATGAGATACGAAAAGCTGCGGGACGTCGACAACCAGACGTACCGCCAGACACTGGACAAGCTGGTCAGCAAGGGCCTGCTTAAAGGAAAGGGCGGCACGGGCGAAGACCTGACGCTCGATCTGAGCGAGGACAACGTCCGCATGCTCGTCATCCTGGACCGCACTGGTGTTTTCGACCGGTAAGCAGGATCTCTGCCAGTCGAGCGGGCCGAGAAAGGGAGTGACGCTATCACTGCGCGGCTGGCTCTGCCGAAGGAGCTGGAACACCTCACGCGCAGCGACTGGGAGCGCGTCACTGACGAGGGCATACTGGATCAGATCGATCAGCAGATCGTGAAGCTTTATATCGTGCGCAGGCTCCCGCAGATGGACGCCGCCGCCGAGATCGGCGTCGACCGCAAAACTATCTCCCGCCGCCTGCCGCACATCTACAATATCGCTCGCCGTCTGGCACAAAGCAGCCCGCCCTGAGCATTACGCTCCGGGCGGGCTTTTTTATATTCAAATCATATTTTTTCAGCCGAAGGTTGCTCTGCTGGCATGTTTTGCCGCATATACGCATCGATCCATTTGCGGATCAGTTCATTCGGGGTTGTGCCGTTGGCTTTCGCCATAGCCTTAAAGGTTTCCGCGATCTCCCGTTTTAGCTTGCAGGAAATCACGGACATGTTTTCTGCATCCCACTTGTTGCGAGCGCGGCGCTGGGTGTCAGTCGGCATAGCATTCCTCCCGCGCGCAGATGTTCGCCGCATTCAACGCGGCAGAAATCAGCGCTTCGGCGTCCACGCCCAGAACGCCGGAGATTGACCGCAGAACGCCCAAGACATCCTCCGGGGTGTCAATGGACGCATCGTCCATTGTGCCGTCGGAAAATCGCCAGCAGAAGCCGTCAGCGGTCACGGAAAAATACACGCGGCTGCCAAAATCGCCGCAGGACGTGTCGTCGACATCAACGGTGACAAGCTGGCCGTTAAGGTCGACAACGATACCGCCGGAAAACTGCCAGTAACCTCCGCCATTGTTTGCAGTGTCCGGGTCATAGTGGGGATTTGTCTGCGCTCCCCACGCGGAAACGATATTAAACATGTCTGCCATCCTCCGATTTTTGTCGTGTTTGTTTTGCTTTGTGTCTATGGCTATATTATATACTGTAATACCGTATATGTCAAGAGGCTTTCAAAATATTTTATAAAAAATAAAAACAAAAGTCCCCACAAATGGGACAGAAATGTCCCGGAAATGTCCCCCATAAAAACCGGGGAAGCGGCAGAATGAGAGTAGGAGCTGGCCAGCTTACTACTTTTACCGGAGGATTTTTTATGGAATACGCAAGCAAGGGACTCGCGGGGACTGCGCTGGGCTTTGGCATCGGCGGCGCCGCGCTGGGTCTGGCAAACGGCGGGCTCGGCAATCTGCTGGGCGGCCTCGGACAGAACAACCGGGCGGCTGCCGCAGAAGTGACGGCGGCTGCGGCAACGCCCGCCATGGCAGCGCTGGCCGCTGCGCTGGCTTCGCGCAAGCAGGAGCCGACGTGCAGCGAGAACATGCCGGTCACGCGCTACGATCTGGAGCGCGAACAGAAGCTGGCCGCGAAGGACAGCGAGATCGCGCTGCTCAAGGCCAACACGTACAACGACGGCAAGATGCTGGAGATGTACGGTTATATCGACAGGCAGCTCAAGGACGTCCGTGAGGCGCTGTGCAAGCAGGCCGTCCACAACCAGCGCACCGAGGACAGCTTCGCGCTGGTCAAGCAGGACGTCGAGTCCGTCCGCAAGGAAGCACTTGATGCGGTCAAGATGGAGGCCGAACGCCGCTGCTGCGGTGACAACTCCATCGTCACCTACGTCAACGCGACCTTTTATCCCAAGCAGGTCGCCGACGTCACCACGGGCACCGCGACCACGGCGCAGACGCTCTACGATCCGCTCCCGAAGTGCGGCTGCTGCAACAAGTAAACGCAGGGGGCGGCAACCGCCGCCCCCATCCTTAAAGGAGGGAAGCTGCAATGACAGTGACGATAGATCAGGCCATGCGCGGCGCGATGCGCTACGCTGACAACGAGGTCATCCCGCACCTGCCGGGAGGCAAGGGCATCGGGGCCGGGATCATGCTGGCGCTCATCATGGAGGGCAGCCGCGAAAAGATCCTTGCGCTGCGCGAGAATCCGGCGGTCAAGATGATGCAGATCTTTGACGACGCCGGAAACATCGATCTCGACAAGCTCTACAACGCGGCTAGGCCGCGCTTTGAAAACAAGCTGACCGTATCCGTCCCGCTGCTGGGCGATATGCGGTTTGACCAGAACGACGTCGATAAACTCTACCGGTATATCCAGGAGGCATGACGAGATGAAAGAATATATCGAAAAGCTTTACACAAAGCTGCACGAGGCCATGGAGAAGCCCGTGACGCTGGGCAGCGCAGAGGAAGTCGGACTGTACGCGAAGACGATCTGCAGGCTCGAAAAGCTGCACGGGCACCACGACGAGCCGGAGACGGCCACATTTGATCGCGAAACGGCGATGCAGTGGGCAGCCAACATGCAAAACGCCGACGGCACGACCGGCCCACACTGGACGATGGAACAGACAACGGCCGTGGCAGAGAGCATGGGCATTCAGGCGCACGAGATCCCGCGCTGGGCGTGGGGCGTGACCATGAACATGATGTACTCGGACTACTACCCTGTCGCCGTAGAGTTCGGCCTCAACCGCCCGGAGTTCTACGCCGCGCTGGCAAAGGCGTTTCTGCTCGATAAGGACGGACCGGGGCCGGAACAGAAGCTCATGGCGTATTATGAGCATATCGCAAAATAAAGAAATCCCTCCTGTCACCAGGAGGGATTTCCGCTTGCTATAGAATCTATATTTAGATGGGATTCATTCATGCGTACCGAATAAATGTATAACCATCAATCCGCGAGGGGGTAGAGGGTGACGTGCATGTCGCTGCCGGATTTGGTGTAGGATTTGGTCTGTTTATGGTAGAGGACTTTCTGCAGGACAGTTTTCAGGAGGGCGTTTTTCTCCTGCGGGGATGCGGCGAGCGGGTAGGTCTCGAGGACGCGGCGGACGGCGGGGGCCAGACGGGCGCGGGCCTGCTTGGCGCGAGCCAGCTCGGTGATCGTGGTCTGGCTAGCCTCGATGCGGTCGACGATGACCTGCTTGTCGGCGGAGAGCGCCTGCGAGCGCTGCAGGAAGATCTCCGGCGTATAGACACCGGTCTCGACCAGCTCATACGCGCGGGCCTCCTGCGCCTCCAGCTTGGCAAGCTGCTTACGGTCGGCGGAGATCGAGGACTCGAGCGCGGTGCGCATGGGCGTGTCATCTGGCGCAGCGGCCTCACCGAGCTCCAGCTCGCGCAGCCAGCCACGAAGAGCATCCAGCACGGCGTCCTCCACATCATCATACCACGCGCTGACGGTCGTGCAGCCGTAGGAGGGACAAAGGAGCGTATCGCGGCGGTTGCCGGACGACGGACGGCGCACCATCACGCGGCCGCACTGGTCGCAGCGGACGAGACCGGCGAGGCTCGTCACGGTCCCCCATGCGCCCTTGCCGCGCGGGCTGGCGCTGGAATAGCTCAGAGCGACGGCCTTGTCGTACTGCTCCTGCGAGATCAGGCCGTCGTGCAGCCCTTTATAAAGCTTCAGATCCTCCTGCCGGGTGCGGGGGCGACTGACGACGACAGCGCCGTCGACAATGCGCTTCGTCTCTGGCCGCCCACCGGACTTGATCCAGCCCGCATTTGCCGGATTGCGCAGGATATCCAGCACAGAGTCCGCGCGCCAGAGGCTGCCGGAGTTGGTCGGGACGCCGAGGCTGTTCAGCCGCGTGGAGATCGCCTTCGCGCCGATGCGCGCGCAGCCCTCGCCGGTGTACCAGTTGTAGATCTGCTGCAGGATGGGGGCCTGCTCCGGGTGCGGGACGAGCTTGTAGCCCTTGTCATTCGGCAGCTTCTCGCGCAGCCAGCCGAAGGGCGTCTTGGCGGAAATCCACTTGCCTTCGCGTAAAGAAGCCTCCTTGCCGCGGGACAGGCGGCGCTTGATGGTGTTGTACTCGCGCCGGGACATAAAGAGGCCGAACTCAAAGTATTCCTCGTCCATCTCGTTGTTCGGGTCGTAGGTCTTGTTCGGCGTGATGATGCGGGTGTCGGAGTATTTAAAGGTCTGGGCAATAATGCCCTGGTCGATGGTGTCGCCGCGCGCCAGACGCTCGACTTCCATGACGATGACGCCCGCATAGTTCCCGGTCTCGACGAGCTGCAGGACCTTCTGCACCTCCGGCCGAACGGCGATGGAGTCACCGGTCACGACTTCCTCGCAGATCTCCACGACGTTCAGCCCGCGGCTTTCGGACAGCGACAAAAGCGCGGCCCGGTGCCGCTTGAGCGTGTCGGTCTGGCCGAGGGCTTCGGCCTCCATGTCCTTCCGGGACTTGCGCAGGTAAATGATGTACTGCGCGAGCGGGTCAGCGATTTTCCAGGTAGATGTAAAGTTCATAAGCAAATTCTCACCACTGTGGAAGGCGGTTATACGGGAACAAAGGATGCAAGCGCGGAGGCGCGAAGCCAGCCGATATTGGGATTACAAAGGTCGACAAGGAGCGCCAGGAGCGCGATGAGAACGATGCACACCAGCACGCCGATCAGAATATCCTTGCGCCGCGCCTCGACGGACTTATGGCGGATGATCTGTTCCTGCTTGGAAATGATCGCGTTAGCATGCTTGAGCCGCAGCTCAAGCTCGGCGATGCGAGGCATTTTATCCGGCTGGTCCAGCAGCACGGCGCTGTCCGTGTCCATCGCGTCCGCGATCCGGTGCAGAGCGGACGAAGGGACGTCGCAGCCACGCTCATAGCGCGAGAGGCTGGCGACGGAAACGCCGGAGGCATCGGACAGCTCGTTCAGCGTCATGCCGCGAGACAAACGCTCTGAACGGATGCGATTTTCACAGGTTTCCAAGGTTTCCACGATCCTTTCCAAAAATGAAAATCCAGAAAATGAGGATTTTTCAAAAAATCTCATAAATTCTCATAACTGGTAGTTGCTGAAAACGAAAAACAGGCATACGCTGGAAGCGCAAGGACGGCTCCCGGTCGCCTGCGCAAGCAAAAGCCCGCGCCGTTGTTCGGCCAGCGGCGCGGGCGACATCTCAAAAACCAAGCGCGTACATGAGGTCGGGGATGACGCGGACGAACAGGAAGCAGCCAGCACAAAGCGCAAGGGCAATGACGATGATAACTTTCCGGACTCTGCGGGGACCAGCGACGGCGGACTCGTATTCCTCAGGCGTCATGCCATCCGTGTACTCATCGTAGAGCGGGCGCCCGGCGTCGTCTGTGAACTTGTTATCATAGATCCGGCAAAAATCAACCAGCGTGCCAATGCCCCAAAAGCCGAGCGTAAAGAGCCAAAGAAGCCCTGTCCAGATCTTGCCGACATAAAACCGATGTGCACCGAAGCCGCCGAGGAAGATACAGAGCAGCAGCGCAGTCGAGCGCTTCTTCTGCGCGGGCTGGCGGGGCTCCCGCGCGCGGGACTCGGCCTTCGCCTGGTCGCGGATGTAATTCACGGTCCCGCAGCCGCAGTACGGGCAGATCAGAGCCTCATCGTCGATCTCCTTGCCACATTTGTTACAGTACATAAAACCTCCTACGGGTCACAATCCTTGCACGGCATGTACAGTGCGGCGGCCTCTTCACGCGAGCCGGTGAAGCTGCCGCGGTTCTCGGGGTTCATCTGGTCGACGTGCGAGCAGCCGGGAAGATGGAAAACGCCGCTGGACTTGTTGTAGATATACGTGTGGATGCTGTCGCCGGTCGCACCGGAGATGGCCGGAGCCTCTGCGGGAAGCGTGCCAGGGAGGAACGAAACAAAATCGCCGACGATCGGCTCCAACGGCTCCACATCGAGCGGGTCACCGCCGATGCTGGCGTAATACTCGGCCTGCGCGTCGGCCTGTTCCACGTCTGTATATTCCGCGCTGCCGGTAAAGGCCGGATCCGCGGCGGGGAGCACAGCGGCGTCGGCCGCCGCGCGAAGCTCTGCGGGCGAAGATTTGTAAGAGCGGGCGGCGGAGATCGTGTCCGCCAGACGGAGCAGCCCGACCCAGCCGACAAAGGCCAGCACACAGCAGACCAGCACAAGCAGAACCCTGCGCCATGTCTGTTTCATGGCAAAACCTCCAGTTTGATATGTAAATTTTTGTAGACTCTCATAATTGTAATTAACGAACGTATGTTCTAATATAATCATGCGAGTCAGGAAAAGGAACCTACAAATATTGTAAGCCACCGCCGAGGAAAGCACAACCGGGAAAATGAACAAAAAATGAACGGTCTTTTTGTGGAAGAATGGGGGAACGGATAGAATGACGCGAAGTTTTTACCTGCAGGACATCTGTCGCATGCTGCGGCTTGCGACGACGGAACAACTCGATCTGGTCTGGCGCTTCCTGCGTGGGCTGGTCGCATAGAGAAAAAAGAGCCGAGGGCGGTCATCCGTCCTCGGCCATTTTTTTTGCGATCTCGGCGAGCAGCTGCCATTCGTCAACGCTGAGCTTGCTGATGATCGATACAAACCGCTTGCGCGGCGAGTCGTCCGGGTCGTGCATGACGACGCCCATGAACTCGGCGATCTCCTGATTCCGCGTCAGCTTCTGCTTCATCTCGCCCTCACCGGTGCGAAGCCAGTCCTCATTCACGTTAAACTCCCGGCAGATCAGCTTGATGAACGGCTCATTGGGGCTTGTTTTCTCGCCCTCGAGGTTTGTGATCACGCCGCGGGTCGTGCCGAGACGTTCGGCAAAGTCGGTCTGAGAGAGTCCGGAAGATCTGCGGATCTCTTTGATTCGCTCGTTGATGGTCATTGAAATCACCTCATGACTATATTATACACGCGATGGATGTATTGTCAATACAAAAATATGCAAAATATTTCGTGAATATGTATTGACAAAACATCAGAATGGTGGTACAGTGTAGTCACAATACAAAACACGGAAATAAAGTGTTGCGACAACGCGAGGTGAGAACAATGTCCGAGAAGGAAAAGCAGGCAATCGAGAACCTGAACAAGAGCACCGAGAAGCTGACGCCGGCACAGATGCAGCGTCTGAGCGATATTGCCTATGGTATGGCGCTGGCAAAGGAAGCCAAGCAGGAGCCCGAGCAGGACAAGCAAACTGCGTAAAGCTGAAAAATCTGGAAAAACTAGAGCCGGAAGGAGGCTGAACCATGAGAAAGCCGTATGACCCGATCGCGGACGAAGAGCCGCACATCGTGGCCGAGTATCATTTTCCAAACTGCACGGCGTATATCGCGGACAACTACCTGCGCCGCCTGACGCCGGAGCAGAAAGAGGCCAACCGGCAGGCTGCCCGCCGCGTGGCGTGGCAGATCCTCGAGCGGGCCGCAGCCGAAGGGCGCCTGCCCGCGGCCAGCAATTAAACGCGCCGCAAGGCGCGTACATAGGAGTCGATATTATGGCGAACGTCAAGAGCTACACCCTGACGCTGGATGCGCAGGGGCTGCGGGACGTGATCGAGGCGGCGCTGGTCTGCGAGTGCCAGGCTGCGCAGATCATCGGCGGGCTCAAGCGCAAGGGGCTGGACATGGACGCGCAGAAGCTCGTGACACAAAACGCCCGTCTGGCGCGGCTCGTCAGGCGGATGCAGGAGACGAAGGAGGATAAGCGGAATGCGAAAACTGATTCTCAGCGGAGACGATTGGTTTGAGCTGAAGCACACGCTGGAACTGCTTGTGATCGTGACCCACAATGAGGCCGAAGCGCTCGCCGCAGCCAAATTTGAGAACGAGGAAATGACCGAACGGGCTGCGCACCTCGCAAAGTGCGACCGGGAAAAGGTGAAGAAATACAAGCGACTTCTGGCACTGGTAGAATCGGCAGAACGTCTGCAGGAGGCGAAGGCATGAAAAAGCTGCTTCTGACAACGGCTGAATGGCTGCATCTCAAGTGGATACTCGAAAGGAACATGATCCGGATGGATGCGGATGCGTTCCGTCTCAAAGAGGGAGAGCCGGGCAGCGAAGCAAGGCGGGAAGCCATTGGGAAAGTGCTCGAGAGCATTGAGAAGGAGCGCAGGAATATCGAGTTGGTGCTGGAAAAGATCAAGGCGGCGGACAGTGTACAGGACGGAACGGAGGAGAAGAAATGAGAACGAATCTTGCAGAGCGGCTCGGGTATGAGCCGGAGGAAGAGACCAGGGAGCGGCAGGAGCGGCTGCTGGAGGAGCTGCGGTACCGGGAGGCCATGCGGCGGGTGGCG